AAATCTTTGGTCGGGCGCTCTGTAGCCGATCTCAATGCCATCCCCGTAATACAAAACGATGTCATTAGAGAACAAGCTCTTGAAAACAGAGACCTGGCCGAGGACAACGCACTTCTGCGCAAGCATGTGGTAGCAGCTCATACAATAAACCTCCCAAATCGTTCTCCTGCTCCCTCCGTTCCTTCGTCGGACGTTGGTTCAGACTCAAGTTCGTCGTCAGACTCCGACAACGAACCAGAAACCTTGATCGATAATGATCCCTTAGTGCCAGAATTTTTGCAGGCTAAAATTGCGAAAATCGCTACTGCGGTGGAAGGTTTCCACTGCCGTTGGCCCAAAGGTATGGTTGATGCCAAGCGATATCGGTCGCAAGCGAGATTTTATTTGATTATGGTCCTATCCTTAGTGGTAGCGATTGAATCGATGTTCTACAACCCCTTAGGTGTTGATAATATTCTCAGCTTTGTGAACGTGGCCTTGGTTGTCTGTTTAGCAGTATACAATCCTCCTCAGTTAGCCCATTACGTAGTTTGTGGTAAGAAGATAGCATTTAGTGTTTCTTCGTTGGCTCTATGCCTACCATATTTCGTGTTCTACTTTCTGTGGGGGTCCTCCATCTTTATTTTCGGTGGTATAGAAGGACTGTCGTCTTGGCGGTACTTGTTCAATTTGTTCTTTATCTTCTGCTACTGGCTCTTGGAGTTTTCCTATGCAGTGGAGATGAACGATATCAGGTTTGAAAAATGGGGAACTAACCTACCTGATATGGACCTGAGAGCTGATTCAATCTCTCTAGGAAAGCTTAAGCACCCCGATGCTTTCTACGCTCATATGACTTACTCAATACAACGTTGGGGAAAAGTAATCGAATCAAAGCCCTTAGTAATCTCCGCTGAATTGTTGGTTCAGTTGACCACGGGAGATAATATGGCCTCAGGACGTGATAGTAGCGTTGTTTATGACAAGCTCCAGTATGTAGCAGGTAAGACTAATTCGGTGAATTTAGACCGCTACAGGATACTAGCTGGAAATCATGTTGTTAATGACACTATTATATGCGCATTCGGATCTTATTGCGAGCTGCAAACGGCTAATAATAGGCTCCCTTTACCTACTCCCCTTTAGTTAAAGACGGTGTATGGTATCTCTATGGTTACAGGTTCGGTGAGGTTGATTTACCCGCCGTTCCTGGTGTGAAAACTGGAACCAGATTCTCGAAGATCAGAGAAATAGATTTACTATTCCGTCCCGTTGTCCAAACCAGTCTTGGACCACACATCTGGAACGCAGCGATGCCTCACCCCTGCCCTCACGACGCCAGAACTTTAATTAAAGGATCCTCAAAACGTTTCCTAGTCAAGCCACCTACCCCGATACCCGGAATTATTAATAATTTGCGGGCCTATGTACGGAAGTATGTGCGGAAACATTACAGACCATTAGCAGCTCATGCAGACACCAGCATTGAAGCATGGCTTGACAAAGTGCCCTATTCTGCGGCCCGAAAGGCAGAATTATTGGAGAAATGGAATAAGTGTTTATCCATTACTGACCCAGAAAAACGGTATTTCGAGTGTAAGCTCTTTATGAAGGACGAATGCTATCCAGAATACAAGCATGCCAGAGGTATAAACTCAAGAACAGATGAATTTAAGTGTGCTGTCGGACCCATCTTCAAGTTAATTGAAGAATCGGTGTTTTCAGACAAGCACTTCATTAAGAAAATTCCCACACACTTGAGGCCTAAATATATCATGGACTATCTGTATCAAGCGGCAGGCGTTTATTGTTCTACTGATTACACCGCGTTCGAAGCTAATTTCACTGCTGAGCTAATGTCAGCTTGTGAGTTCGAACTTTACCGGCATATGACCTCAGAGTTGCCCTCTGGAGCCATCTTCATCCAGCTATTGGAAGACTCCCTACTGAAAACCAACACATGCGTGAATAAGAACTTCACCGTCGAAGTCCCAGGAACCCGAATGTCCGGAGAGATGAATACGTCTCTTGGAAATAGTTTCTCGAATTTGATGTTTATGAAGTTCATTTGCAAATTGAAAGGTTGCACTAAAGTGAAAGGAGTCGTTGAAGGTGACGACGGTTTGTTTACTATGGTTGGTACTCCCCCAACACAAAACGATTTCGCAAAATTAGGACTCATGATAAAAATTGAGTACCACACAGACATAGCGACAGCATCTTTCTGTGGAATAATTTTCGATCCACTTGATCTAGTTAATGTGACTGATCCAATAGAACTTTTGTGTTCGTTGGGTTGGTCGACCCGTCAATATGCGAGATGTCGACGTTCTAAAAGGATGGCATTGTTAAGATGCAAAGCGCTATCGTACGCACACCAGTATCCTGGGTGCCCGTTAGTCAGTTCCTTATCTCACATGATCTTACGACAAACTAGACCTTACGCACAAGCAGCAAGAGACATTGTCTTCAAAGCTCAACATATGAATATGTATTGGAAAGAAGAAATGATAGCCGCTTTCAAGGATGAGAACAAGATTGTTAAGAAACCAACTGGCATTAATACACGATTGCTGGTTGAACAAAGGTACAACATTCCTGTCAAACATCAGATGAAAATCGAAGAATATTTTGATAACTGCAATGATCTTAGCCCATTGAGAAATGATTATATAGATATGCATGTTCCAGAATTGTGGAAAACACATTTCGCAAAATATTCCGTGTTTCGCTCTTTGAGAGATCCTGATTTAGAACATCCAGGTCACTTATTTGCAAGTGCCGCGTAGCCCACGTGTGTTGGGATGGTTAAGAGACACCATTCAACAGAGATCCCCACAGTCACCAGTCGCTCAAGTAATTGGAC